CTACAAAACTTGCCCCACCACACCAAAATGAATATTTTAAATTATTTGAAAAATACAACTTTTGATGACATGATGGATGATCTTTACACCCACTCTATAGTGTTTGTGATGTCAGTTCTCTCGTACAATTTAGGTAATATATATACTCACATGTTAGTTATTTCTATAGCTTTAAGCGTGTATTTACCCCTTCTGATTGGTTTAAGAAAACCAACTTTCCGACCTCGTAAATACCGACAACTTTCTTTGAAAGGAACTTGTGTTACTGATGCTAGCCGGCTAAATATAGCTTTGAATAAAGGTAGATGTGATCCCCAGTGGAAATTCCGTGATCCTGAATGGGAATTCCCTGAGTGTGATGCTAAACCTAAAGCCGCTGCATACCAATTGTGTCCATTATTAACATATAACAACATGATGCTCCCTACAGTGAAACATAATTGCAAGAGAGTTATTATGGCTGCTGCCATAAGAGCTACTTCCAATAAAGTTTTTTATGATGTTAGATGGTTAAATAGATGGCAAACTTGGTTTAGAAATACAATAATTCCCAGATACCATCAAGCTCTTGAGGAGTATGGTCCTGTTGATGTATCTGTTGAAAATTGGCTATCTAGATATCCCCAAGCTTATAGAAATCAAGCTTTAGCTACCATGAATGTCACAGGTTGGGATGATCTTGTACACTTCAAGTATGAGTCATTCCCTAAAATTGAGTTGCAAGTAACTGATGTTGAGGCTGAATTACGTGATACGGCTTTAAATTCTGTAAAGGAAAGACAGATATCAGGACCTCCAATGGCCAAGAAAATACTTGCAAATCCAGTTATAAATGCTTTGGAAGATGTTTCCCACAAGATGATTAAAGAATATTGTGGTAAGAAAGACTGGAGTCAAATCTGTGAGACAATAGAAGAAAGTCTCATTAAGATTAAGCATCACATATGCGGAGCTGCTGACGGCAGTGGTTTCGATATGACTCAATTTCCTGAAATGAACAAAATGTACAATGAACTGATATCTTCCTGCTTAGATCATAAAAATGTTATACTTGATGACCCTTTATCCAAAGAAAAATGCATGCATGTATTGAATGATGCATTAAGTTTAGATGTTGAAGTAGGACGCGGAGCTGTTAACTACAAAGCTGAAGGACGCGCTTCAGGCGATGGTTGGACAACACACGGTAATACTGTGTTGATGGCATCCTATTGGGAATTTTGTTTCTTTCAGGCTGGTATTAGTAGAGATGAATATATGTTGCTTGTTAAAGGTGACGATGTATTATTTGCTATACCATCAGCTAAGAGACACATTCTTGAGCTTTGGATTAAACAACTTTTCGCTGAAAAACAAGAATTTGTTCAACATGGTTTAGGACAAATATGCAAATTTGTTAAGTTTGGAGCAATAGAAGAAATGGATTTTTTATCTAATGACTTTTATTGGGACGAACATTTGTGTATGACAAGAAAACCTAAACGTATAATTGAAACATTTTCCTTTACAACTTCAATTCCCGATGGTATGAAAGAAAAAGACAGGATAATTCTGACCAAAACTTTAGCTATTTCTAAAGCTTTATCTCTATTATCTTGGACTGGATTCAACATGCCTATATGGTCTAAATGGGCTATGAAAGTGTTAACATTAGCAGGAGCTGACAGTAAAATGGTGGACAGGTTTAGAAATGGACGCATTACGCCCGAAGAATTAGTTCTTCTTGCTTCCAAATGCAAAGGTTACAATGTGTACTCTGATGGACAGAGACACACAAATTGGGTAGAATATAGTAGGGAGGCTTACTTAGGGTATTTAGATACCCATGGTATAAGTCCTGAAGATGTTTTTAGCATCGAAAGTAAAATCGACAACATTCAAAATTTGTTTGAAGTTGTTGAAATTAGTGAATTTGTTAATTTCTTTGAGTAGATTCCAGGAGTGGTGTCCTCAGAATTTTATTGAGTAGTTTCGCCCGGGTAACCCGCAAGCCATCTCACTCAAACTCTTAGATATTTATAAATTTAACTAATAATAATTTAGAAGTCCCATATTAATGTTCTTAGATGGCCA